GACACTCAGGCTCTCCGCCCAAGATTAGACAACTCTTATGCAATTGGCGGAGCCTCTCGAAGGTGGACTCAGTTGTATGCGGTTTCTTCCACGATTAATACCTCGGACGAACGCGAAAAGGAATACATCAGCGATATAGACGATTCAATCCTTGACGCATGGGGCGATGTCCAGTACGTCAAGTACAAGTTCAAGGATGCCATAGAGCAAAAGGGTGATGACGCTAGATGGCATTTTGGACTTGTGGCACAAAGAGTAAAAGAGGTATTTGAAGAACACGGTATTGACCCGTTTGAGTTTGGAATCTTGTGCTATGACTCGTGGGATAATGGGGATGGTGCTGGCGACCGTTACGGCATCAGGTACGAAGAGGCTCTCGCCTTGGAGTGCGCATATTTGAGACGACAGGTTGAAAGGCTTAGCCAGTAATGCCGATTGATTTTCCATCCTCGCCCACAAACGGACAGACATTCTCGTCCGGCGACAAGACGTGGGAATACGACGGCGTGGCGTGGGTCATGGTCACGCCGACTGCATCTATCGGGTCGGGAAGCATCACGGCAGACAAGATTGGAACTGGAGCGGTCACCGCAGCAAAGGTAGCGTCTAACGCTGTAACTGAGGCAAAAATCAATGACGGTGCAGTTACCCAAAATAAACTCGCGTCAGGTTTGTCTGGTATCACGGTTACTACTACCGCCCTGAGAAGTACGGTAGTTCCTTCTCCGTTTACTGGTCAGTTCATATTCTTGACGGATACCTCTGAATTGCAGAGATGGAATGGTGGTTCATGGGTCGCCGCAATTGCTACCGTTCCGACTGGTGTGCCGACTGAACTATCTTTGGTTTCGGCAACACTTTTTACTGTCACAATTTCTTTTTCTGCTGGTCCTGACGGTGGTTCTGAGATAACCAACTACCAATATGCGCTGTCGACGAACGGAGGAACTACTTTTAGTTCCTACGCCAACTTGAATCCCGCAGACGGAACGAGTCCGATAACGATAACCGGATTGGCTCCAGGGACCTCGTATCAGGTCAAACTAAGAGCAGTGAACACACTTGGACCTAGTCCTTCGGAATCGTCTACGCTTAGTTTTTCTACACAAAGTGTCAGCATGGAATACGTAGTTGTGGCTGGCGGCGGAGGTGGCGGTGAAGGCGACGGAGCAACTTTTTATGGCGGTGGAGGCGGTGGCGGCGGTTACCGTTCTTCAGTGCTTGGAGAAAACTCTGGTGGAGGTGCATCGGCGGAAGTACCAATAGCAATTGTGGGTTCATCGACCTATACAATTACAGTTGGCGGTGGGGGGGCTTTCAATTCGGGCAGCGGTACCAATAGTTCCATAGCGGGAACTGGTATCACAACAATCACATCCAATGGTGGCGGGCGTGGTGGTAGCGCTAGTGGTGGCGCAGCAGTTGGTGGTTCTGGAGGCGGTGCTGCTGGAATAGGAAGCACTGGTGGTGCTAGCGGTACGGCAAATCAAGGTTTTGCCGGTAATGGCGGTGGTGGCGGTGCTGGCGAGGCTGGAGCAACGGATGGGACAGCCCAAGGTGGGGATGGCGTTTCATCGCAAATAAACGGAACAGCAACGTACAGAGCGGGCGGCGGAAACACTCCGAGCGCAGCAAGTAATACCGGTGGTCTTGGTGGGGGTGGCTCATGGTCTGGAGGAACTAAGGCTGGTGGCACAAACACTGGTGGTGGTGGTTCTGGTGGGGCTGCTCAATTCGGCACTGGTGGCGCTGGTGGTTCTGGAGTGGTTATTGTTCGCTACCTAACAGCAGACGCAAGTACCTACACAATCACTGGCGGAACAAAAGTCGTAGGACCTGCAGGCGCAACTGCTTACACGGTCCACACATTCACATCTAGCGGAAGTTTGGTGGTCGCATAATGGCGATTGATTTCCCGAACTCTCCCGCACCGAACGACACATACACGGTCGGCGACAAGACGTGGATTTTCATTGACAGCAAGTGGCAAAGCGGTAACGGTCCGATAGGTCCTACGGGTCCAACAGGTCCGACTGGTCCAACTGGCGCTACTGGACCAACTGGTGCAACGGGTGCGGCATCAACCGTTCCTGGTCCTACTGGTGCTACTGGTCCGACTGGTGCAGACGGATATGTTGGCTCCGATGGTGCCACTGGCGCTACTGGAGCAACAGGACCACAGGGTGAAGTCGGCGCAACAGGACCGACTGGTGCCACAGGACCACAAGGAGATGTTGGCGCTACAGGACCGATTGGACCGACAGGGGCAACAGGACCACAGGGAGAGACTGGTTTAACTGGAGCCACTGGTGCAACTGGTCCCCAAGGGGAAACCGGAGCAACAGGACCCGTTGGGGCAACTGGGGCAACAGGCGATGTCGGTGCAACAGGGCCCGTCGGGGCAACTGGAGCCGTAGGTCCGACGGGTCCAATAGGTGCCACAGGACCAACTGGCGCCACTGGTCCAGAACAATATGTAACGGTTTCTTCTGGTGCTCCCGCATCTCCGGTGCAAGGAGAAATGTGGTTCGATTCCGACACCACGCAAACATTCATTTATTACGATTCAACGTGGATCGAGATCGGCGCCGCTGGCGCAGTAGGCGCAACGGGTCCTACTGGTCCTGCTGGTGCCACTGGTCCCGAAGGCGCTGAGGGCGCAACTGGACCCGCAGGTGTAGAAGGTCCAACAGGACCAACTGGTGCGACTGGTGATACTGGAGCAACTGGACCAACAGGAGACACTGGACCCACAGGACCAGCAGGTGCAACTGGCGCCACAGGTCCAACAGGTCCTGTTGGTGCTACTGGTCCTACTGGTCCGAACGGACCGTTGAATGACCTATCTGATGTAACCATAACTGATGTTGCGACAGGAGACGTTCTTTACTATGGGGGAAGCGGCTGGGTAAACACACCCATCGCAGGTATCGCCGCAAGTTCTTCAATAACTGTTTCCACGACCGCACCAGCCTCCCCGTCCGAAGGAGACATGTGGTTTGAATCCGACACAGGAAGAACCTACGTTTATTTTGATTCATACTGGGTGGAAATAGGTGCGGTTAGCACTGGTTCGCGAATCGCCATCAGTGGCGGCGCACCCGTCAACCCCGTGGAAGGCGACTTGTGGTTTGATTCTGATACAGCAAAAACGTTTGTTTACTATGACTCGTCGTGGGTGGAAGTAGGCGCCGCCAACAGCGTTCCGCAAGTCCTCGACGACTTGACGGACGTATCCGCTGCATCGCCGACAAACGGTCATTTCCTACAATGGAACGGTACGGCTTGGGTCAATGATGAGATCGACTTGGGTACGGATACGACTGGTAATTATGTTGCGACGATTGCCGGCACTACGAATCAGGTGTCGGTGTCTGGGTCTGGTTCTGGGTCGGCGGCGGTCACGTTGTCTACTCCGCAGGACATTCATACGGGTGCGACGCCGACGTTTGCGGGTGCAACATTGTCGGGCTCTTCGTCTGGTGATTTGTTGCGTATTACGCAGACTGGTGCGGGTAATGCGCTGGTTGTGGAGGATTCAACGAATCCTGATTCGACGCCGTTTGTTGTTGATAATGCTGGAAGGCTCATCGTTGGTCATACGGGTTTCGTTGATGTTGATACGTTCACACCTGCAACACAGTTGCATCATTATGGGGCGGGTCTTGGGCTTTACAGGTGGAGTGCGAACGGAACTGGTGTAACTACGTATGTCGCAAAATCTCGCGGCGCAACTGCGGGTTCTTACACCACTCTGCAATCTGGTGACCAGTTGCATGTTCTGAGTTCTTATGGCGCTGACGGTACGGGTTTTGTAAATGCGGCTCAAATTGCCACGACTGTTGACGGTGCGGTTTCTACTGGTGTTGTTCCTGGTCGCATAACTTTCAATACCGCTTCTTCTGCTGGAACCATTACGGAGCGTATGCGTATCGACTCCGCTGGACAAGTAGGAATCGGTGGAACCCCGTCGGCTGGCGACACGCTACGCCTCTCCAAAAACATCACTGGGGCAGTCAACAGTGGTGGAGTGTACGTCAGCGGAGCCATCCAATCAGATGTAACCACCGCAGTCCGCGTGTTTCGGTCAACTCCGTCAACCGCCAACAGCAACTTTACATTGACGCAAATCTCGCACTATAGCGTCGTTGAGGGCACGTACAGCAACATTACGGCTGGCGGTGCGGTAACGAACCAGTACGGGTTCTTGTGCGGTCCGATGACGCAGGGTACGAACATCTACGGTTTTGTGGGTCAGGTCGCCGCCGCATCAGACCGCTGGAACCTATACATGAGCGGCGGAGCCGCAAACTATCTGGCTGGTCGCCTCGGCGTAGGCGCGACCCTGACATCTGGTGCGATGGCGTTGATTACGAACACGACCGCCGCCGACGTTGGGCTAATCGTCAAAGGGGCCGCGTCACAAACAGGTGATTTGTTTTCAGTTCAAAACTCTGCGGGCACAAAACAGTGGCACATCAACAGTTCCAACGCAATCGGACACGGCATAGGAACCGCCACTACAACTGGTTTCGTTGCCAGCGCTGGACTAGTCGCAAAAACATCTACCGCGTTCGGACCCCAGTACGTGTTGGGCAACAAAACCAACGACACGAGCGCCCCTTATGTCATTCTTGAAAAAGACCGAGCGGATGCAGTCGTTCAATCAGGTGACGTTTTGGGCAACATTCAGTTCCGAGGTTATGATGGGGCGAACTATCGTCCAGCAGCGGCAATCGTGGCGGTGGTTGACGGCACTCCAGACACTGACGATATGCCTGGGCATCTGCGTTTCAATACGACAGCCGACGGTTCATCCACGCTTACGGAGCGTATGCGTATCGACTCCGCTGGACAAGTCGGAATCGGAACGACACCTGGAGCGGGAAGAAACTTGGTCATTGGCAAAGCAATCACTGGTTCCACTGGCTCAATAGCAGTTGTTGTCAACTCGACCATACAGTCAGACGTAACTGCCGCCACGGAAATCTTTAGGTCAGCGCCATCCACCGCTGCTCAATCATTCACTCTTACCAGCCTTAGCCATTTTTACACTCTTGGTGTTTCTACTCCTGGGTCTGGCTCTGCAATAACAAACCAGTACGGTTTCTTTGCTGGTTCTTCGTTGACTGGAGCCACGAACAACTACGCCTTTTACGGAGACGTAGCCGCCGCATCAGGTCGCTGGAACCTTTTTGCCATCGGCACAGCCGCGAACTACATGGCGGGTCGTCTCGGTGTCGGAGCAACGCTGACTTCTAATGCGATGGTGCGGATTACAAACACAACCGCTGCCGATGTTGCACTTATTATCAAGGGTGCGGCAAGCCAGTCTGGCTATTTGACGGAATGGCAAAATAGCACCGGAACCACGGTGGCATACGTAAACGCCGACGGTACATCATCGTTCGGAGGAAATCCACTAACATCTTCACAAGCCGCCGCCGTCCTAATCATGGACATCGGCGCATAACAACAGGAGCAAAACATGACAATAGATTATTCATCGTTACTGACAAACGAACAAAAGAAAAATCTGCTTCAGCAGAGAATTTCGCAGTTCGCAGCGGAAGCATGGCAACACGAATTGAACAAAAAGACATGCGAGCAACTTGGCGACGAAAGCGGAGTGGAGAGTGCAAACAACGCACTTTCGGTTCTTGATGCCGCCATATCCGTACATCAAGCCGAATTAAACGAAATACCGTCCGAATAGAAGGTAAGCCATGGCAGCCGGAGATAGAACAGAACAGAGACTTGGCGGACCAACGCAGTTGGGTACGACTACCACGACGATTGCGACGTGTGCGGCGAGCAGAGTCGAGGTGATCAAGCAGATCATAATCTGCAACACGGACACGGTTGACCGCACTGTGACTCTCTCGATTGGTTCGGCGGCTACGGCCGCCAACCGTTTCATGTCGCAGTTGCCAATCGGCGCGAACGACATGATGGTGTTCGATACCGCCCTCGTTCTAACGGCTGGCGAAACCCTGCAAGGTCTTTCGGATGCGGCGAGCGTCGTGAACGTCATCGCCATCGGATGGGAAAAGGAAGTCTGATTCCTGATGCCGATTTCCACGCCGTACGGAGTGCAGGGGCTTAAGGATTATGTGAAACTTTCTGCACCTCCAGTAATTGAATATCTCATTATTGCTGGTGGTGGAGGTGGGGGAAGCACAAATTTTGGAGGAGGGGGAGGCGCTGGTGGCTATAGATGCTCAAGAACTGGTGAATCCTCTGGCGGTGGTGCCTCCGCAGAGGCAGTGATGCAACCATCCTCGGGTGTTACATACACCATTACGGTTGGTGGTGGTGGTAGTGCAAATACAAGCGGTTCTAATAGTTCTATTTCTGGAACGGGTTTGACCACGATAACTTCCAATGGTGGGGGTGCTGGCGGAACAGGGAATCAAGGAGTTGGCGCAACTGGAGGTTCTGGTGGTGGTGGTGCAGGCAGCAACACGGCGGGCGGAGGTGTTTACACAAACCATGGGCAAGGCACCGCCAACCAGGGTTATAGGGGTGGCGGCGGGTCAAGAACCGCAAACTCGGATGGCGGTGGTGGAGGTGGTGGCGCTGGAGCAATCGGAATTGGAAACACTGGAGCGGGTACAGCCGTTGGGGGTGCTGGAGTTTCATCTTCAATAACAGGAACCGCAATCACTCGTGCTGGTGGGGGCGGCGGTGGGTACGCCATTAATAGTGGCGGTGCTGGCGGTGGTGGCGCAGGAAGTGGAACAACCCCAACTTCTGGAGGTGCAAACACTGGTGGTGGCGGTGGAGGTGGTGGCGCTTCTGGCAGTTCTGGCGGTTCTGGAGTGATTGTTTTGAGACATCCCAAAGTCTATAAAACTGGCATCGCGACAAATGCAATCATTACAACAGTAGAAAACGATACTGTCTATTTGTTTAATTCTACAGGAACTGTGCTCTGGCCCTCATGAGCATCTCAAACTCTCGCAAACCACGCACGTCAACCGAGTACGGTATCTGTTCTGGCGGTACGGAAACGGACATCACCGTTGCTGGGATCGGCTACAAGTTGCACACCTTCACGGGTGCTGGCAGTCTCGTTGTCACTACCCCTGGTTGGTTTGATGTGCTCGCTGTAGGTGGTGGTGGAGCGGGAGGCGGTAACGCAACCATCAATACAGCAAGGGGCGGAGGCGGGGGCGGAGGGGCGGTAATTTCGCAAACTGTTTATTTCTCCGACAATCAAACGATTGTCGTCGGCGCAGGTGCGACATATTCGCACTACTCCGCCGCTCGTGGCGGATTGTCCGCCGCAGGAGAAATCGTCGCCCCAGGTGGAGGACAAGGCGGATCATTCGAGTCGCAAATTCCACCGAATAATTGCGGTTCCGGTGGAGGCGGTGCAGGACGAAACGAGAGCGCTACAAACACTGGAGCGGCTGCCGGTCTGCCGTTTCTGGGCAATAGCGGAGGAACGGCATTCAGCAGCACCGCAAATAGCGGATTTAATTCCGCTGGCGGAGGCGGCGGCGGTGCCGGCGCAAATGGCTCGAATGGATCTTCAACGGTGGGTGGAGCTGGCGGTGCCGGGGAGGATATTTCTTCTTGGCTTGGTCAGTCGCCTGGAACAACTTTTAGAGCCGGGGGCGGCGGTGGTGGTGGAACCACCGGCGGAGCAGGCGGAACGGGTGGGGGTGGTGCTGGTTCAACCGGCAACGGGACGGGGACAAACGGGGGCGCAAACACGGGCGGTGGCGGTGGCGGTTCGGTAAATAGCGGTTCATCAACGTCTTCATCCAACGGCGGTTCAGGAATCGTCTACATCCGTCGTAGAGTCTCTGGTTCTGCTGTAGGAACGCTGACTTATGTGCCAGTACTTCTTGGTGTTGAGTATTTAGTTGTTGCTGGTGGCGGTGGCGGGAACGGAGCATCTGGCGGTTTTGCTGCTGGCGGTGGGGGGGCTGGAGGATACCGCTCTTCAGTGAGCGGCGAAAACTCTGGTGGTGGTGCTTCTGCAGAAACACCGACGCCAATCCTCGTCGGTACTCATTCAGTAACAGTGGGTGGCGGTGGAGTTTCTGGAGCAAAAGGAAGCGATAGCAATTTTGGTTCCATCATTTCCGTTGGTGGCGGTTTTGGTGGCTGGGGTGGAAGTTCTACCGTTTCCACGAATGGAGGCGCTGGTGGTTCTGGTGGTGGTGGCGGCACCATGTCAGGAACACCAGGTGCGGGCAAAATTGGTGGAACTGGGACGACAGGTCAGGGTTATGGAGGTGGAACCGCACGTGACCATAACAGCAACGACACCAACATTCAGGCTGGTGGTGGTGGAGGCGCTGGAGAAGTAGGGCAAAACGGCGGAGCAAGTGTTGCTGGTCGCGGTGGGAATGGGGTCGCGTCATCCATTACTGGTTCTTCCGTAACCAGAGGCGGAGGAGGCGGTGGCGGTTCTTTCCAAAACACTGCAGGAGCAGGAGGCTCTGGCGGTGGTGGTGCTGGAGGCGTGTACACGTCTTCAACCAATGGCTCTGCTGGCACCGCCAATACTGGCGGCGGTGGCGGCGGTTCTGGTTTTAGTCCATCAGTCGGCGGAGCAGGCGGTTCAGGATTAGTAATCGTTCGCTACCCAACATCCAACGCCACTGGTCTCTCCGTAACTGGCGGAACAATCACCACATCTGGTTCTTACACAATCCACACATTCAATGCATCTGGCACTTTCACGGTGGCACGGGCATGAAATCGTTTATCATGGAAGCGGAGTAAATCATGCCCTGTGTATACGCCCTTTATTCTTCGGAAAATCCCAAAGAAATCAAATATGTTGGTCGTTCGCAATTCGATTCTCCACAAAAACGCTTGAGTACACATATTCAAGAAGCAAATCAAGGGAAATCAAATACATACAAATGTAAGTGGATACGACATGTTTTGACGTCTGGTTTTAAAGTTGAAGTTATAACTTTGGAAACAAATTTATCATGGGATGAATCTGCAAAAAAAGAAATGGAATATATTTCGCATTATAAATCGCTTGGGCATAAATTAACAAATTTGACACTCGGCGGCGATGGAGCACTCGGAATGGTGCATACCAACGAAACACGACTCAAGATGCGCATCGGTCATCTGGGACGCAAACACTCGCCAGAAGCAATAGAGAATATGAAAAAAGCCCGCAAGTTTGTAAGTGCGGAAACTAGAGCCAAACTGAGCGCATGGCAAAAAGGTAAACCAAAATCAGAAGAGCATATACAAAAAATGAGAAAACCAAAATCCGCTGAACATGTAGAAAAAATGCGTCAAGTCAATCTAGGTAGACAATTTTCAGAAGAACATAAACGAAAAATTAGTATTGCGGGTAAAGGGCGTATTGTTTCAAAGGAGACTCGAGACAAACTGAGTAAAGCGAAAAAAGGTTTTAAGCATACACCAGAAGCAATAGAAAAAAATAGACAGGCTCATTTGGGGAAAAAAGCCTCGCTAGAAACCAGAATGAAACAAAGCGCTGCCAGGAAAGGCAAAAAAAGAACTCCGCTTTCTGCTGAAACTAAAAAAAAGATAAGTGATACTCTTATACTACGCAATAAGCGTTTACGAGAAAACCGAACATCGCCAACTGTAGGAGGTGAATGATGCCGCTGTCAAGCGTCCTCGGCGCATCATCCGTCATAAAGCCGGGTGTATGTACTTCTACAACCCGCCCTACAGCTCCATATGAAGGGCAACTCATTTATGAAACCGATACGGGCAGGGTTGTTTCTTGGAACGGAAGTGCGTGGGTGCATACGGCGCCTAGTGGACTTGTGCCTATCGCCCCAACTTCAGTTGGCAAAACTGGCACAAGCAGTACCGCAACAGCAAGTACCATCGGTCAAGTCACTTTTGCGCTATGTGAAACATTGTTGCTTAACGGAGTATTCACTAGTGCATATGCCAACTACCGAATCGTGTTCACAGGATTTGGTAGCACAGGCCTATCAATGAACTGCCGTCTCAGCGTCGGAGGTTCGCCGTCATCCGCTGCGTCGTACAACCGACAGCGATTGGTTGCGACTAGCACAACCGTAGCAGGCGTAAGGTCAACGGGCCAAACGTCGTGGGAAATTGCCACCAACATTGATACGACAGGCGGCGATAATTTGTCAATGGATATCTTCAACCCGCAAGCGACCGCTAACACGTCATTCAACGTTTTATCGCTAAGTACGGTAAGCAGCAGTTATTGGCAATCAGCCGTTGGGTATTTCAACGCAACCACATCATTTGACGGAATACAATTGTTAGCAAGCACTGGCAATATCAGCGGAATCGTTAGCGTGTACGGGTACAACCAATGAGCAAAATTAGGATTTACGACGGCGGTTATTCGGATGAGCAACGCAAAACCGACCAAGCGACGGCAAAAGAAAAACTTGAACAGGAACAAGCGCAAAAAGACGCCAAAGAATCAGCCAAAGCCAAACTCGCCGCCTTGGGTCTAAGCGAAGACGAAGTTAACGCAATAATCGGAGGCATCTGATGCCGATTGATTTCCCTGCCTCCCCAACAACTGGCGACTACTACTCATACGATGCCCGCACCTGGAAATGGGACGGTACGGCTTGGATACTCGTCGCAAGTGCTACTCTGGTAAACAACGTGGACGGCGGCGGACCAGATTCGGTCTACGGCGGTATCGCAACCCTTGACGGGGGAGGTGTCTAAATGGCCGTAACTATTCAACTAAGACGAGGCACTGCCGCCGCGTGGACGGCATCTAACCCGACCTTGGCTGCCGGCGAACTCGCCTTGGAGACCGACACCGGCAGATACAAGATCGGCAACGGTTCAACGGCTTGGACGAGCCTTTCGTACTCGTCTTTGCCGTCGAATGCGATTACCTCTGGAGAAAACGACCAAGTCGTCCTAGCGACGCAGATTTTCGGATAGGAGAATCATGGCTGTATTTAGCAAAGAACTACTGAGCGGTTCAACGAACGGCAGGCTCATTAAGGTAGCGGCGACCGCCACTGCTGGCACTACCATTCACACGGCGCACGCCACCGCAGAAGACGAGATTTGGCTGTACGCGGTCAACTCGGATACGACCGACCGCAAGTTGACGATTGAGTTCGGCGGCACGTCTTCGCCAGACGACCTCATCGAGCAGACGATTACCGCAGAGTCTGGTTTGATTCTTGTGGTTCCAGGTTTGGTTGTTACTGGTTCAGTTGTGGTGCGTGCTTTTGCCGCGTCAGCCAATGTTGTGATGATTGGCGGCTATGTCAATCGCATCACGGCGTAAGGGGTAGCGATGCGTTTCGGTGAGCGTACACGCTCAGGCACATCAGTATCAGGGTGGACAAAGCGACCTACTGCTGGTGTCGGGTACGGTGTTGCGACGGGTGGCACTTCGTCGTCTATCACGGTGAGCGGTCAGGCGTACACGCTTCTTACTTTCTCATCTGACGGGAACCTTGTCGTATCTCAGGCTGGGGTGTTTGATTTGTTGCTCATCGGTGGTGGTGGTTCTAGCAATACTTCAAACGGTGCCTACGGTGGCGGTGGCGGTGGCGGCGTTCTAGGAATAAGCACAACTCTGACGGTGTATTTAGCCGCAGATACCTATGCCGTTGATGTGGGTGCAGGTAGCGGTGGGGGATGGGGTGCGAACGGCTCACGAAGTAGCGTCGCTGGTTTCATCGTTGGTGGTGGCGGCGGTGGTGGTGGTCGTGGAAACAACTACTGCGGTGACGGCAACCTAAACTTTCAGCAGAGATTCCCTTTCCGTGGTGCTAATGGTGGCGGTTCAGTGCTTGATGCATTATTCGCAAGTGGAACAATAGGATTCGCAGGCGGCTATGGTCCTGCGGCAATAAATACGGGGGCTGGTTCTGGTGGCGGTGGCGGCGGTGCTGGTGGAAGTGGTGGAAACGCTTCGGGCGGAACAGGTGGCTCAGGCGGAAACGGAATAAACATCTCTGGCTTCACGGGTGCTGGTTCCGCTTACTACGCAGGGGCAGGGGCAGGTGGTTCACCTTCTGGTACGGCAGGTCTTGGTGGCGTTGCTGGCGGTGGCGGTGCTGGCGTGAACTACGGTGCTGGCGGCTCTAACGGTGCTGGTGCGGCTGGCGCAGTATTCGTGAGGTTCAAGGTATGAGCGACACACGCACCTACTTCGCAAAGGTTGAGAACGGCATCGTGACCGATGTTCGCGTCGTCGCCTACGACTTCATCGTTGCAAACCCCGACCGATACGGTGACGCTTCGCTCTGGATTGAGTGCTTCCAAGATGGTTCTGGTCGTGGCTATTGCGGTGTCGGTTGGACTTATGATGCGGTGAACGACGTATTCGTAGCACCGGAAAGCGAACCCGCAGAAGACTAGACTCGCTACATGCGATTCCATGTGGTGAGTTTGCCACACACCCAAACGAACCTAGATTTCACGGCGTGTGCCTTCACCGAGAAGGTGCGCAAGTTTGCCATCATGATGAAGTCTCTCGGGCACACGGTGTATGTATATTCAGGGGACAAAAACGAAGCACCGTGCGACGAGCACATTCAGTGCTTCACGGAGAAAGAAAGACTCGCCGCCTGCAACGGCGGGCACTACACGATGGCGTCGTTCGACGACTCAAAACCACATTGGGTCAAGTTCAACCAGACCGTAATTAAAGAACTGCGCGGTCGCCTAGAGGAACGAGACTTCATATGCGTCATCGGCGGCTATTCGCACAGGTCAATCGCCTACGCCTACCCGAACCATATGACGGTCGAGTTCGGCATCGGATACCCAGGAACCTTCGCCAAGTATCGTGTGTTCGAGTCGTATGCGTGGATGCACTCCATTTACGGCGCGGAAGCCAAGAATCCTGCGGCGGCTGATGGCAGGTTCTATGACGCAGTCATTCCCGCCTACATAGACATCGCTCAGTTCCCATTCGTGGAAGAACCGAGCGATTACTACTTGTTCATGGGGCGCCTCATAGAACGCAAGGGCTTCAACATCGCCGTGGAAGCCTGCAAGAAGGTTGGCGCCAGACTGCTCATCGCAGGGCAGGGTATTCCACCTTCGTACGGAGAATACGTGGGTGTGGTCGGCTCGGAGAGACGCGCCGAATTATTCGGTAACGCAATTGCATCGTTCGCACCAACCATTTACGTGGAGCCGTTCGGCACGGTTGTAATTGAGTCGCAAGCCTGCGGAACCCCAGCGATAACTACTGATTGGGGCGCATTTACCGAGACGGTAACTAATGGCTTGAACGGCTATCGATGCCGCACACTGAAAGACTTCGTTGGGGCAATGGAGAAAGCAAAGTCCCTAGACCGCAAAAAGATTAGGGAATACGCCGTGGCGCAATATGGACTGGATGCCGTGGCACTTCGCTACGACGAGTACTTCAAGCGTCTTTCTACGCTCTGGGAGGACGGTTGGTATTCGTAATGACGACGATCACTTTAAGAAAAACGCAAATTGATTCACCGGCTCTGCGTCAATCACGGGTGAGACGCGACTGGATGGACGCCACGCACAACAAGCACGCATACCAGTGTCGTCCGATGACCGTAGCCAACGTCTACGGCTGGGAGCTGTCCCTCCCGTGCGAAGTCAGGGTCGCCTGGAGGGGAGGGAACCACAACGTCGACATACTCAACTCCCCGAAATTCGGAGTTTCCGCAGGGATTATAGGAATGATAACTTTCCCGATCGGATGGAGGTTCAAGACGGAACCCGGCCACTCCATACAAATAGGAGGTTCCCCCAATCTGATACTGCCCGGGGCTCAAGCACTGTCGGCGATCATTCCGACGGACTGGTGGCCCGACGAGTTCCAGATGAATTGGGTTATAACCGAAGTCGATAGGGAGGTTGTTTTCCCCGAGGGTTTTCCGTTCATGTTCTTCACCGTCATCAAGAACTCGGTCGCCGAGGAAGCCAAATTATTACTGGATTCTTCGCCGGAAAACAGGGAAGCCGTCGAATCGCGCATCAAATACGGAGAAAGCAAAATGAGGCGGAACGTGGAAGAGCCGTGGACTTGGACTCGAGGCATCAAGACGGGTCTCGATGCCGACGGGAGCAGGATAGGGCCCGCCTTCACCGGCCTACCCAAGCTTCACGAACTCGGCGACGAAGGCTGAGAATCGGCTATCTCGGCGACCCTGTCGATCGTCCGCTGATCCACGAGCGAGGCGAGGACGTGTCCAACCCATTGATACGAGGACTTTTCGCAGTAACCCTTGGATTGCATGACCTTAGCTATCGATTCGACGTCAGCCATAGGGATTGCTGCTCGCTTTCGTGCCGTCTTCGTTGTATCCCGGCGTGTATTTATGGAATCTATCGTTGTAGTCGAACATCGTAACCGCCGAGTACTTCACGCCCGACTTAACCGGCAACGAGGCGTGCGAATATATGAAGTTCGACGGACAAATTACTATGTCCCCTTTCCTCGGGGCGTACTTTTGGTCTATGTACGGAAACCAAAGCTCCCCTCCCTCAAAATCGTCGTTGAGATAGCCGACCGTGGAGACTGAACAAGTGTAGGAAAATCCGTGATCGGCATGGACGTTGAAGTGCTGACCGACGCCGTATTTGACGAAGTTCACGGCCTCTATGTACTCCATGGTTATTCCGTATTGAGACGTGTAGTTGTCCACGCAGGCCTTCGTGTATGCGATCAAGTCGTTGAGCAGGCGAGCCATATGAACGTACTCCTGTGGGGCCGAGTCAAGCTCCGATTTCCTAAGTTTGCAATCGAAACAGTCCCTATAATCTTTCATCTCCTGGTAGTCGCCGACGAGCGCAGGGGACCAAGATACCGTCTTGGACTTCCCGATCGCCATGGCGTTTTCTATGGTCTGAATGTCGGTCGTGTACTCCGGCAACACGGAGCGATAAATTTTTATGCCGAATCTCGGGTCGTCGATGCTCTCCACTTGAATTTGTGGCTGCGTTGTTGCCGGTGCGTTCATGTTTTAACCCTATCATTTACGTATGGACCGAGCTGGAAACACGGAAAACATAGTCTTCGTACAAGGCGTTATTTGCGGTAATGATCTTGTGGCGTTGCGCTCCTACTGCGAATCGGTCGAGCACTGGTCCTCCAACTCGTACGACGGAAGCGACGACAAAATACACCACGTAACGTCGTTCTCCGAACCATGCCTATCGTCGCTGAAGGTAGCCGTGGATCATGTTCAGTGGATGATAGAGGAGCGCTTTGGTAGAGAATTGATGGGGCAAAACCCGAACATAAGGAAGTGGGAGGTCGGCGATTATCAGCCACTGCACGCCGACGGAGAAGATACGGAGGGGAAACCCAACGAAGCCTATCCGGTGGATTATGCGTCGATCGTCTACGTCAACGACGACTACGATGGCGGAGAAATAGAGTTTCCGCTTCAGGGGATAAAGTGGAAGCCGGTAGCCGGAACGGCCGTATTCTTTCCCGCCAACAAATGGTTCTCCCACATGGTCCACGAAATAACGAGCGGCACGAGATACACGTCTCCACAGTTCTGGATGCCAACGAAACACGTCAAATTGCGCGATTTTTATGCCCTTGCATGACTCTGGTTACGGAATAGAGTGGTTCCACGATTCCATACGGAACATTGACGAGCTCGTTGCATCAGTATCTTCGCTTCCCTGGTCGCGGCCGCAAAATGTGGACAGGAAAGACAGATCAAACTCGGTTTTCTACATGATGTCGCGCGATCGGCATCCGGTGGAATTTGGTTTCGTCGACGAATTCTTGTCTTCCGGCTTGGCCGAATACAGGGATAAATATAGGTTGCAGAAGCTCAAATACGAATCGGTTGAGGCTTTGCTGTACGAGGAGGGGGAACGATACGTGGAGCACTTCGACAACGGCTCCCCGCACGTCGCCAACAGGATATGCAGCATGGTCGCCTATTTGAACGACGATTACGAGGGCGGAGAGATCGAATTCCCGATCTTCGGCTTGAAGACCAAACCAAAAGCCGGATCATTGGTCGTTTTCCCATCAAACTATCCCTACTTGCACGTCGTGCATCCGGTTCTTTTCGGAAAACGATATGCATTGAACGTCTTTTTCTGCTACGAATGAAATGAGGAATTGCGAGGAGGTTACTCCGCCTGGGTACTGGGGATCGGGAGCGGAGAACATACACGTAGTCGATAACTTCGTGTCGCCCGATGATTTGTACAAAATAATGACCTACGCCGAATCCATAAGGACTTGGGGTGAACTTGACGACGCATGGGACCAGCGAGTTCATTCGTTCGAGATGATCCACTCCAATTGCGAAGACGTGGCGGACTTCTTGAAATCGCTGACCGATTCGATCAGGGAGTCCATATCCGAAGCTCTCTACGCCGAATTGACCGAAGCTGCTCCGAGCATAGTCAGATGGAGAGTCGGAGACTATCAGTCACCGCACGCCGACAAGCAGGAAGTCGACGGTTCTCCGAACCGGTATCCGGAAAACGACATTGCTTCGATCGTTTACCTCAACGACGACTACGAAGGCGGGGATATCTATTTTCCAAATCAGGACTTAAGTTTAAGGCCCAGCGCAGGTTCGCTCGTATTCTTTCCCGGCGACGTCAACTACCTCCACGGAGTAACGGCCGTGAAACGGGGGGTTAGGTACACGATGCCTAATTTTTGGAGCATTAGGAGCATCTGTAAGTTTTCTTGAACTTTTCTAAATCTATTCCGATGAAATCAACTGCCATTTTTGCCGACTCTTGGTCTGGCGCGCCCCATAGCCCGGTTAGGGTTCCATCAAATATTGATGCGACTCTTTGGGTCGTATACGAGTCCATGGACCTCAGTATGGGCGGAGGAGCGTCGTGCATGAAAATGGTTCTCCAATCTCCTGATTTTTTTGCGTCAAAGAATTTATCTCCTTTATCCAGGTGGTAGATGTCAAGATAGTCAGTGGAAAAACTTCTGATCCCCCTGGAAATTAACCTAAAATATATGCTTAGCTCCTCTCCGTAAAACCACATATGGGGATCGGGCGGAACTACGGAAAAGGTTTTCGAAGCAGAAAACATGTACGCGGCGGAAACGGCCCTATTCTCCATCCAGTCAACTTTTTTTCGAGGAACCCAATTTTTTGACCAAACCCGAAAATGTTCGTCCAAAAACAAAAAAGAAGATTCTTCATTTTTTCTTATCGGAACCATAAATCCTTCTGGACCCTCCATGCACGGACTCACGTGCTGGGAAATTACTATCTCGTTTTCGCAGGCGTTGGAAATGGCCTCGTATCTTAAGACAATTTCGGAATCCCAGTTTTTTCCGAAAATCATGTGGGCATCGCACTGCAGAACGTAATCGAAACACGCCGAATTTTCCATGGCCATGTAACGCGGTATTCCCACGCCCGTGGGAACGCTAGTTCTGTATTTTTTGTGCGCCGCCGGATATTCGTCGAGGTCGGAAAATTTATCATCCGTTCTGAATTCGCATACGTTCACGAATACATCGTTTTCGTTGCTTTTGTTTTCAATTATTGACTTGACGGTTTGTTCAACGTGGGATTCGTTGTATGCCGCTATGGCGACAAGAATCGTCGCCATTCGTTCACCACTTACCGAGCGGGCAAGTGGCGTCTTTGAGCTTCACCTTAAGATTCATGAAACACCCGCACTCCCTGCACTGATTCGTGACCCGCATGAGGCGGTCGCACGATAGGCAGATATTGAAGCGCGTGGTACTTTCGTCTTCGGTGGACTTTTTGACGTTTGGATCGAGGACGTCCCAAGGCCTAGTGGATCCGAGTTTCTTCTTGTATTCGCTCCAAGCGCTCATGATCATTCGGCCGGAGGGATGAAATCAACCCCGTCAAACGTCCATCCGGCGACTACCGAGGTTTTCAGTTCTTCCGGAACGAGAACTATTTGCGGATCGGAGCTTAGGGCGGCTACGGCGTTTTCGGCTTCCTGTGGGTACCTCATCGCAAAAGCGACTTCTCCGTCCACTACCACCGCAAAAACGCTCATGGTTGCCTCATTTATACGAGGCACCGAGGAATTTGACATATTTACCTCCGAATTGAAACAATACTACTATAAGCACGGACCGGAAGTGCATGGTCCACAAATGCAACAGATTATGGAGATTATTTGCGTTTCCTGCGAAGGGCATCCTACGCATGGATCAGGGTTTCCGTAGGGCGCCTGCCAATAATAGGTCCTGTATTGAACATAACTGCCGCCTTCGCACCCGTAGAAGTCCTCCGAATACAGCAGAACTCCGTTGCAGCTCGTACACGCGGGTAGCGAAAACGGCGGTGGGAACGGCGGTGGGAACGGCGGTGGGAACGGCGGTGGGAACGGCGGTGGCGCAAATGGCGGTGGCGCAAATGGCGGTGGCGCAAATGGCGGTGGGAATGAAGGTGGAGCTACCGGTGTTGCGGAATTACTCGACGCCGTGTTGTCGGAATTCACTCCGTATGGGGTTTCGAGTTTTACCGTGAATGTATACGATGTCCCGTTTGACAAACCGGTAACGGTTATTGATGAGCATGGCGATGCACAAGTCCCCTGGATACTGCTGGGTGAAGAAGTTGCTCTATAGGTTCCAGAATTCGATTTGCCCCGATATGAGGACTCAGTGAAATTAACCGTGACCTGACCGTTACCCGCCGTAGCCGTGCCGATTGTCGGCGTTGAAGGCTTCTTGCCCTGACTAGCGGTATTGCCGGGAATCACGTCGAGCTCAAATCACCAATCAGATACCACTCGTCGGTTCCTCTTTTGATCAGGGTCGCCGTCGAATATTGGGCTCTTAGATATGACCCCGGTGTCGCCCTGACGGTCACACCCCCGGTGGCAACGACTTGTGTCTTGCCGGCGCCATACTGGGTTATGGTGACCTGAGAGCCGATCGGGAATGCGTGAGCCGAATTGAGCGGCACCGTCACCGTATTTGCTGATCCGACGTTCATTTCGATTACCTTGTTCTTGTCTCCAAGAACCAGGGAGTAATTTGCGGTCTTGGTGTCTATTGAAAGATCGGCGATCTTTCCTCTTTCGATCCCCGCGGTGGAACTGATGTCGGCGTTCACTATGGTTCCGTCTGCAATCATCGTGCTCGTAACAGTGCCCGTATCGGCGGCAGTTATTGCCGTGCCCGAAATCTTGGTCTTATCAATTGCAGCCGAAGCGTTTATGTCGGCGTTGACAATTACCCCCGACCCAATAGCCGTAACCCCGGTTGAACTGACCGTTACGTCACCGCTCAGTGCGGTGGCGGTCGGAACGTTGCTCGCATTTCCGATAAGAACCTGACCGGCGGTAATGCTCGCCAATTTGCTATGGGCTATGGCCGCCGATGCGTTTATGTCTGCGTTGACTATCGTACCGTCGGCTATTTTCCCGCTGGTCACGGCATTGGCGGCGATCTTCGATTCGGTTACCTCTCCGTCGGTTATCGTGTTCATGATCACACCGGTCAGCATCCACGAGTTCGCGTCAAGTTTCAACAGGGTGGCTAGCGAATAACGGGTATTCAGCTGGAGGACCGAACCCTCGGCGCTTATTGCGACACCGGAGGCGCCCTGAACGTTCACGGTTCCGGCAGAGTCCAATAGAAGATTCACCCTGTCGCCGACGTCGAACAAAACGGAAGAGTCGGCGGGAACCGTCAGGGTTACGGAACCAGAGTTGGTGAATCTAATCAACCTGCCCAAATCCGAGGCCACGAGCGTATACGAGGTTCCCGACTGCGTATTTATCGTGTAATTGAAGTCGCTGGCCTGCAGCGTGTTCATTTGGGCCGCCGTTAGCGTTTGCCCGGCGGTAAATTGCTGAATCGTCATCGGTGGCTCCGTCAATGTTTTTCGCGGCCAGAAATCTCTTGACCGATTTTACACCCTACTTCATCATTTTTGCTAATAACTGAACGAGTACAATTTAAAGCGAACTACTACTTATCCGAAAGACCCAAAATGACGACGACAAAAAAGTTGCTCTTCGTTGCAGCCGTGTCGGTGGCCTTCGTTCTACTGATGGCAGATAAAGCTGGCGGAACAATCTGAAGATGACAAGGTCTTTTCCCAGGATCAGGAAACGACTGGCGATAACTGGAATTTTTGGTTTAACCATGTCAATGGTTGCCTCATTTTGGACGCCAATCCAAGCGTTTGCGGCCGACGGTAGCAAACTTGTTTTTGCATACCAACAGGCCACAATCTCCCAAGATGTCGATGTTTCATCAACCATTTCCACGGGTTCTACCCTGACGGCAACCGTGTCTGCGGCGGAGACACAGGACTGGAAGGACTCCTCCGACACGCTCACCGTCGGCATACAGCTCCTCGGCTCCGGAGGGGGTTCCATATATTCACATGACACCGGCACCATAACACTTACCGATGGTGGGGTTTTCAACGACTATTCAATAAGCGTCACGGCGGAGGGTGTTGGTGCTGGCTGGAATGAGGTCGCAACCGCAAGGATTCTGATTAGCGGGAAAGATGGGGAATTTTGGGCTGGTAACTTCGGAACCCAAGTCGAGTCTGCTTCCTTAACTCTCGACGATGAAGAACTGCTCAGCAATACCGAGTTTGAGACATCGTCGGGATGGACTTCGTCGCTCGGTTGGCAAACGTGTTCTGGAAGTTCGGGTGCCATGCCGTGTATTGGTTATACTGCCGTTGAAATAATTGCCGCAACCACGACCACCACCACTTCCACAACTACGAGTAGCACGACAACGACAAGTACCACTACTACAACGACCAGTTCCCCGAGTACTACCACTTCAAGTACCACCACGACAACGGAGCCCGCCACCACCACGACAACGGTTCCCCCTGGTCCGACCGCTATTGCGGATGCCGGGTTTGAGAGCAATTCATTCACTGGCTGGGAAAAAGGATCTCAGACCGGAAGCCTTGGTGCGAATATTACGGGAAGCGGAACTGGTGTCTCGATATTTAGTGGATCAAGAACATTCACCCACAACTCTCGTGGTGCTGTCGGTAGTCCAACACTCTCCGATGGAAGTCCCAACCCGTACTATGCACCAGCAGTAGCAGCTGGAAGCTGGACATTCTCTCCGAACAATGATTCGTATGCGGCGCTTCTTCAACCCAAAAATGAACAAACATTCAGTCAGGCGATGACCGCTCTTGGACTCTCCGGCGCCCCACAAACTGCCATCCAGAACCTACTCACCGCCGATTCTCAGGCTTCTGGATACGGCAGTCCCAACCCGACCGATGCTGCATGGATTACCAAGGAAGTTGAACTTGATGCCGGAGTTACTTACACAATGTCCTGGAACTATCTCGGCACCGACTATGTGCCGTACAACGACGGTTCACTCACCTCATTGGTTCCCGTAACTGTCGAATCGGAGCCAGAAATAACTGTAAATAACTACACGGAAAAATACGCCCTCCTTGGATTTACGAACCCAGGCACTGGTGATTACTCGGTCAATTCGTTCGGTGCGACCGGATGGCAAACATCCACATATGAAGTTTCCATTAGCGGAACATACAAGCTCGGTTTTGCTGTATTCAACCTAGGTGATACGGCGCTCTCCCCAGTGTTAATGATCGACAATGTCGCCGGAGATACGGATAGGTGTGTGCCCGCTGGCTCAAATTGCGAAAGTTTCGGTGGTGTTGCACCGAATAACGAAACCGCACCCGCCGTAGAAACCACTACGACGACCAGCACCACCACCACCACCACCACCACTACTACCACCACGGTTCCACCGACGACGACAACGACCGTTGCCCCTTATTACAACCCAGTCGAAAATTTGACAGCAGTTGCCAATAGCGACGGAAGCGTTTCTCTTGATTGGGATGCACCGGATCCAAGCAACACCGAACCACATGTATACACAATCACGTGGTTTGACTTGAACGAAGACGTGGAATCTGGTGGCTGGGGTGTTTGGACTTACGCCACAAATACGACATATATCGTTGGATCGTTTCAGTTTCCCAATACGACCGGATATGGCAACGTGAGATTTAAGGTGAGGGCTGGCAATGCACCGTGTGTTGGTGAAGGCTCTGGGTCTTGTGTTTATGGTCCAAATGTTTCAGTTGATGCCGTTGCCCTAAACCCAACTGCAACCACGACTACGAGTACGACCACCACCACGAGCACAACCACCACGACTGTATTTGTTCCAACCCAGACCACCACTCCGGTTGTCGTAGTTCCCACCACCACGACCCAAGTTCCACAAACCACCGTTCCAGAAACAACGGTTCCGGAAACGACGGTTCCGGAAACGACGGTTCCGGAAACGACTATTCCGGAGGATTCCGACGAACCTGATGACTCTTACGATCCCGATGAATCTGACGAAAATGAATACGAAGATTCTTCGGTAACGACACCCACAACCGAAGTCCCTCAAATGCCGGACGAAGACGAAACACCGGAAGTTACCGATCCATCTGATCCAGATAATCCGAATTCAGAGCCAGAAGATCAGAACCCTCAAACCGATGAAGATACAGAAAAAGAACAAGAATCGTCGCCAGAGACACAAGACCAAATAGAGGAAACAGAATCAGAAGCCACACAAGGCGATGATACCGATGAAGAGATATTAGCCGTTGTTACTTCTATCATTGCCGAGATTTTGAGCGACACGAGTGTCTCTGAACTTACCGACGAGGACAAGGAAGAAATCGTTGCGGCCGTTGCCCTAATTCTTGACGATGGGATATCCGAGGATGTGGCAGTCGAGCTAGCCACTGAACCAGCCGTCCTCGCATCCATTGATGAGACCCAGGCAGAAACGATTTTTGAAGAAATCCCCACAGAGAATTTGAGTGCGGAACAAGCGAATGCCATAGTCGCCGCCGTCCAGGACGCACCAGAAGAGATTAGGGAAGTGTTTGAGGATGTTGTGGACCTATTCCAGGGCGCTTTCGACGAATACAAGATGCTCGGTCAAAACATCTCGGTCGGGGACCGCAGAACGATCGTCGCAGTAGCCGCTCTAACGACTACGCTGACCGCCGCCGTCGCCCCTAGTGGGGGCGCATCCTCACCCTCTCCAGCCGGCGGTGGATCTCCGAATTCTGGAAATAGCTCAAATGCAAACGATGCAGCTCGCAGGGACGACGAAGAAGAGGAGGCATCTGGAGAACTGGCGGGAGACGGAGTAGAATGGATACGAAATATTCGAATATTTACTTACGAAAACGGAGTAAAGACCTTGGACTGGAAAGCATTTTTCAAGAAATTTAGTTACGGAATTCTCAATCTTGGTTGGACGCTTTCTGGTGCGTTGATCGTCTACCTGACCCTATCCGGATCACTACAAACCATTGCGGGAATTGCGTCGGTCCTCGCATTCGGTGGGGCCATGTATCTTCACATGAGGGAACCTGAATAGCCAACAATCTATGTAGCTAATTTTTTAGCGCCCCATTTTTGAGGTACAATTTTCCTTACCAGTAACAGATTCTTCTGGGAGGAAAAATGTCCAAAGTCGAATGGGATATAGTCGTACCGGTTAAGCAACCAGCTGACCTCAAGGGTATTCAACCGGGAAAGCTCCCAGAATCACTTCTCAGGGCAGTAAAGGGCGGGAAACTGCACTGGCTTGCCGCCGCCGCATGGGAAGCCATGGTTGAAGCGGCAAAGGCGGATGGGGTTGAACTAAAGCCCGTCTCCGCCGGAGACACATATAGAAGTTTTGATTCTCAGCTTGCAGCGTTCCGTCAGCGCTACCAAAAAGAACCGATTCCCGGTGCCAGTACCAGAACTTTTCAGGGAGTAAAGTGGTACAAGAAATCACCAAAACTGGCGAGCCTTGCCGCGCCCGGCACGTCTCAGCACAACACCGGGCTCGCGGTGGATGTTCACACGGCCGCCGAACCGAAGCGACTCAAGTGGTTGATTGCCAATGTTCGCAAGTTCGGTTTCAGTTGGGAAGTGGTTCCAGAGGAACCATGGCACCTTCGTTACACAGAAGGTGATAATCCGCCCGCTGCTGTTGCCGACTACATGGCAAGAAACAACATTGCCAAGCCAGCAAATATTCCAGTCGCTGCAGCGCCAACAACGGGAGCAGCACCGGCGGGAAAAGACGACGGCGGGGACTTAGACCCGGGCGACAGCGGTCCTCGCGTAACAAAACTCCAAGAAGAACTCGCTGAGCGCGGATTTTACAAAGGAGCCTTTGACGGTCAGTTCGGAGCAAAGACACAGGAAGCGGTCGTTGCATTCAAGCAATCCAAGGGTTACGGTGCTGGACCGAGGGCCGGCAAGAGAGTACTCGACGACCTGGGAATCGGAGCGTAAATCGTGGAATACGTACTTTCTTTTGTGGCAGCCGTCACCGCAATAGTGGTTGCGATAATAGAGCGTCGAACTCGTAGGGACGAAGAGCGCTGGGAGCTAAACACCAGAGAACACGAATCACTAGTGGAAAGGATGGAGTCAATAGGTAGCGGACTCGGCCGTTCGCTGGACAGAGTAGAGGACAACCTCGCTCACCACATAATCAGGCTGGAGAACAAAGTAGAAAGACACGATCAGGTTTTGTTCGACCATCTTGCGCATCATGCAGAACTAGAGGTAAACGCCCGATCGCGCAAAAAGCAAAAAACTGAGGTGACCGAATGAACATTGCAATGTTCAAAAATATTTGTTACAGAATTCTTGCGACTTTTTTGGCGACGGGTCTTGGCGTGATTGGCGCAGGAACAATTGCCGGCGTAGGGATTGTTAAATCAATTTGGATGGCCGGGATCGGCGGTGTCGCCAGTGTCATTGAAGGTTTATCGCGCGCATATCTAAAGGACGGAAGTCTCGACGAAAGCGAAATCAACGCCGTATTCAACAAGGTTGAAGGAGACCAGGCGTGAGGCGCTTAGCGCCAATTTTTTTCCTAATTCTCGCTTCTTGCGGGTACGACGGTTACTACAGATACGAGTGTCAAGACCCGGAGAATTGGGAAGAAGATTACTGCAACCCGCCAATTTGTCTGGTGGACAATATGTGTACGGAGACGCTTTTGGGTTTTGACCCAACCGAGGAAACGATAGACCCATGACGCACGACTACATGACGGGAATCGATGTTTCTCAATACCAGGGCAACATAACTTGGAAAAAGGTAAAGGATGCGGGAATAGATTTTGCCTACATCCGAAGCAATGTGGGACTGAAGGAAGATGAACTACTGAAGCAGAACTGCAGTAGGGCCAGAAAGAATGACATACCTTTTGGGCTTTATGTTTACATCAAGCCAGAGGAGGATGTCGTTGAACAAATGCGCATTGTTTTGGCAAACCACAAAAAGTACGGCGCAACACTCGTCCCCCAAATTGACATCGAGCATCATGGTGGTGTTACGCCAAGAGTCATGAAGCAAATTGTCAGGATGTGCGTCAAAATGGCGACCGATGCACTGGGCAAACCACCGGTGATTTACACTTACGCAGTTTTCTGGAACGCACATGTAAACATGAGATTTGGAATCTCCCATTGTCCACTGTGGGTTGCCCGCTATGTGTATTACTCGGATGCCGAGTTCAAGGATAAGCCAATACCCAAAGACCCCTCCTTGTGGGCAGATTATGCATTTGATTCTCAGAAACTCCCCCAACCCGTCAAAGGGTGGAAGACATGGGATGTTTGGCAGTTTGCGGCCAACCACAATCGTGCAGGCAAGAGGCTTGGCATGACCTCGGCACATCTTGATTTGAACATATTGAAAAACACATCCATGGAAAGGTTGAAATTGTGAAACAGCGTCTGACTCCTGATGAAATTGATGCCCGACTGAAGTTTGTTGTCGGTTGTGTTTTAGCCGGCGTTCTCACCATAACCACAGTCGGCGTTCTTTATGCGCTAGTGTTCGTCACGCAGCCGATAGGTGTGCAGGCGGAGAACGACAAAATGTTTTTCGGGGTTCTTTCTTCTGTTGCGACATTTATAACCGGGACTCTTGCTGGTTTGATGATATCCACGGGTAGAAACAAGGAAGCATCACAGCCGGATTCGGCACAAGAGGTTTTTGAGTAGACGATCCCGTCACCTTATTCGAGGTACAGTAAAATGAGTACGGATCTCCGCCGAGAACGTACCCGAATTTTTCTAATTTGTCTGGGAGGCACGGGGTGACCGAACAAATAATGCGGTGGCACCAAGACGGCCACAGCTTCAAGGTCGTCATGGACAAGTCCATGATCTTGATTACGGAATTCCACTGCCCCAACAGACTCGACGAAGGCGCACCCTGCAAACTGGAAGGAGAGTGCGTAGTGGAGCGATTCGCAACCGAATACGGATTCGACTGCAACGTCGGGGTATCCGAAATAAACGGAGTCGTGAGTATCGCCTGGACCCTGATAGGCGACACAAAAGACAGAGATGCCTGTCAGGTTTGGTTCATTCCCACCGACGACGAGTTTTTCGCCGCCTGGGCGGCCTCGCAAAAAGAAGACTTGCACCAAAAGGAATAGTTGTCTACTAATCTTCGGATTATGAAAAAGTCCGAAGAAAAATGGAACAAATACCTCCTCGCCTTAACCAAGTTCGCCGAAGAAAAAGGGCATACCGACGTGCCCGCCTCCTATTCGGTTCAATTGGAAAATTCGGTGCTAAAACTCGGAAATTGGACAGGATACATAAAAGCCAGGGGTCGCAACGGCAAATTGTCGGAAGCAAGAAAAAACGAGTTGGAATCGATACCCGGTTGGACGTGGGAGGCCAGAAGACCCGGGCCGTGCGGGGACGCCGGCAGGGATCAACAAATAGCCCTTGCCAGAAAGGGCGGGCGTAGCCTACAATCGATAGCGGTCGAATGGAATCTCTCGAGACAAAGAGTTCATCAAATCGTGAGAAGAATGGAGATAAGCGCATGACCAAGGCCTTGGCGGGTTGGGCCGTTGGCTCAGGAATACTCTCCCTTGCTTCGCAAGTTTTTGCTTGGGTGGTAAGAAGAGAGTCGGACATCGATCTTTCGTTCTCATGGTTCGGTTCGTACGTTGGCTCGGCTTGTGTTTTACTCGTCATCACGACGATGCGAACCTCCCGATAGGGGAGAAATTACTTAAACGAATTACAAGCTATGGCGAAATGCCAGTGCCAGTGCCCCACCACCGGCCACAAAACTTTTCCGTCGTTCCAGCCGAATCCGTTCGGGTTTTTGGGTATCTCGTCGCAAACGTCCTTGAGCTCGACGAAACCGCACTTATCGAGAAGATTCCAAACTCTCTCGTGATGACAATTCCAATGATGGTGAGCACCGTCCCACTCCAAGTGCTCTCTCCCCGGTTGCGTGTTTACGTCTAGGTGCTCCATGGTGGAGACGACCATGTGCCAGGGCTCCTGTCCCGATGCCCACCTTTTTATGGTCTTGTAGACGTCCGGTCCGCAAACCAAAAACTTCGCATTCGGCTTTGCGATCCTTTTCATTTCATGCAAAAAGCCCGCCACGTCTCTCCACGGAATGTGCTCCAGAACGTGGCCCAAAAATACCGCATCAAACTCGTCGTCGGGAAACGGATACGGTTCCCCGTTTTTAACCAGCACGTCGGGCTTGGTGGTCGATCCATCGTCCCAAACGTCGGTATTTACCCAACCATCCGCATAGTGAGTGCCGCAACCGGCGTTGAGCAATCTCATTCGTCTCTTCCGACGTTTCCGCCATCTATGGGGAAATACCATCCAGTTCCGTTTTTGACTGCTGCCGGCATGTCTGATCTATGGTTTATCCCCGAATAGTGGGCTATCAAAGCCCTTCTCGTCATTTTTTTGTCATTGGGTACGGAGCCTCTGTGGACCAGGCGAGAGTGCCAGAACAGCACGTCCCCTCTTTGCGGGAGGTGCGTGACGACTTCCGCCTTTCGTTTCTCTATCTCTTCGGTGAAAATCGGCGTAAGAATGTCCTCCGAGTAAGTAGGCCATCTGTGATCCCGTTTTTCTCGGGGTAGTGCTTCTAATATTTTTTCGCGCGTGACCACCGGCCAACGATGAGACCCTCTAACGAATTGAAAAGGACCCGAGTCCGGATGTATGTCCTCGAGGGCGATCCATACGGCGACGTAATAATCGCCGACGTGCGGGGGGTTGAGATAGGTGTCCTGATGCCAATCTCTCGTGGTGGATTTCCACCCGGTGAGATTCAGGTGAACGGCGGCCGGCTCCCCTATCAACTGCCGCATTTGTTCGCTTATCGGCCCATGCATCAGAATGCTCATCAATTCAGGATGCCTCCTATACGGAGTGCAATCGGACCAACCCCCTGGATTGAGCATCACCAATGAGCCGTCAATCACGGCGCCGTTGTTCTTTATCCAGCATTCTTCGTACTCGGACATGAGCTTTTCTCCGACTTCGTCGGACAACAAACCTTTTCTGAGCACGAAGCCGTCGTCGTTCCAGTCGAGCGGACCGGGTTCTGGCGGTGGAACGGATAGGGACTCGTAATTCACTGTGATCACGATTCCAGAATAGAAGAAAAAACCGAATTCCAGGACTCACCCGTTTGCCTCATGGTGAAAGACTTGATGTTTTCGCTGTTTCTTTCTACGTCGTTTTTTCTAGTTTTCGGATTCGAGAGTTCGGATATGTGCATTTCCCACTCGTCGCCGTTTCTGGCGACCCTTCCCACTCCGTGATTGGCCAAAAACACGTATTCTGGAGTTGCGGAAGCAATGAATGGGACGCCGGCCGCGGCGTACTCTAGGCCCTTGATATAGGACTTGGCGTAGTTGAACGGAACGTCGCTCAACGGAACTATTCCGATATCTATTTTTTCGAACATTTTGGGGTATTCGAGTATCGGTCTCATTCCCTCGACCGAACAAATCCTCGGATTCAAATCGAGTTGTTCGTGCGCCAACGGTGCGTTTTTCGTGTGTCCGGAATGGTGGAATTTCATCTTGTTGTCGGTCAGTATCTTACCGAAGAACGGAGATATGCTCTCGAGGTCGTTGGAGCGCCACGGGGTAGCGCCTACCCAACCAACGGTGGGCTGCCTGCTTCCCCTGTCTTTTCGGTGAGACCATCTTTCTGCATCTATTCCGTTTCTGACCATTCTCACGTCGCCGTGGCGCTTCGAGTGAAACTCGTGCAGGAACGGAGTGGAGGTTATTATTGCGTCCGAGTTTTCGATGATGCTGAAGTAATGCTCCCTGTTTTGTTCCGGATTTTTTTCCGGATCGGTCGCCTGATAGGCCCTGTTTGATTCGCTTAGACCGTGAAAATGATCGTCGATATCCACGATTATCTTTTGACCGAGACTTTTTGCCTTCTCCATGAAATCTGCGACTTTTTTGTGCATTATCAATTTCAATACGACGATGTCGAAGCCGTGTATCGCCTTGCCTTCGCTGACGAGCAAACCGAGACCGTGTTCGGAACTGATTCCGGGGAAGCCCATTCCACAAACCCATTCGTGGTTTTTTTGCAACTCGTCCATCGGTAATTTGCACCTATACCAGGCACATCCGTTGGGTTGTAGTGGGTTGGTTCCCCAAGCCCAGTCAAGCGTCAAATAGGCGAGCGTTTTGGCCATTCGCACGAGTTTAGTCGCGCATCAAACCGGCCAGAAGTACGGCGCCTCGGGATCGTCCGTCCACCCGTGCGCAGAATAAAAAACAGGGTCTTTTCTGACCAGATTGGACCTGTGACTGGAGTGAACGCGTTCGTCGCCCCACCATGCTGGCAAATCCATCTCGTCGGGCTCGATCAGAGATGATATTTTTTCAGTACAGGTATCGGCGAATCCGAGGGCGATCCAGGTCTTGCAAACGGCGATACCGTAAGCGGCCAGACCTTGGGGATTCGGGCGCCACATTTTTACGGCTGGATGGTTCGCCCAGCCTTTGCCACCGCCGACGATGCAGTTGAGTATTTGGAGGGTCTCTACTCTTTGCTTTCCGAGTCTTTTTTTGTCGAGAGATTCGGCGGATAACTTTATGTCGGCATATGGAACGAATGTTTGCATTGATCCATCGTATGATTAGCGTTCATGAAAGTCAATAGGAAAAAAGCCCCACAAAAGAAAGTTCTTGAAATCACAAGGACCGGGAAATGGGGTTCGGTCGTATATCTACATTCACTTGAATGCGGCCACTTGGAGGAAAGAAAAAGACCGGCAAAAACCGAGTTCGTGGCCTGCGGGAAATGCGTAATGGCGGACGACTTCGGAAAAAGAACCGTCAACCTAGTGAGAACCGGCGTCGGTTACGAATCCATTACGGAAATGGATTTGACTCCAGACCCGATCGAGCTGATTTTCTCGTCATCGGAAAGAAATATAGCCCGAATCAAGGACGGAGTCTCGTCTTTCCTGGGCGTCGACCCAGAGGACGTGAGCGTTTTCGTCGAAGACGACGAGAACATGTTGGTGACGGGCGGCTCCGTTTTTCTTTCCGCCACCGACCTGGTGAGAATCGCAAAAATAGGAAACCCCAAGTTTGCTTCGACCGAAGAGGGCTAATCCCCCTTGGACCCCTTGCATCGATGGGCGTAGGCGGGTCCCCAGGTGCAAGGATCCCACGGTCCCCAGCCCGAGTATTGATAGAGAAGGTATCCGGCCCTAAGGTTCGTCAATGGATCGAACAATGGCTCCTGGGTGCATATACCGAGGTCGAGGCACACCCTTGCCCACTTGTTTCTTTCGAGGTTGTAATTGACGCCGTTGATCTGCATGAGTCCGGTGTCGGACCTGTGGTTCCACTCGGACACCCCGGTGATGTTGCAATCTGCGTCGACCATGTCGCCACCGCGCCTATTCGGGCAACCCCCTGATTCCCTCAGGATGATCTTTTCGAGCTTTGCATGGGTGTTTTGGGGCCACCCAGCCTGTGTGGCCAAGGCCGGCAACCAAGAAACGTCGCCGTGCCTAAAAACTATACCCCGATAAGGGTTTTTGACTTTTTCTTCGGCTTTTTGGGCCAATCTGGTCTGTCGGTCCCGTTCCGCCCTGCCGTCGTACGACATGATCGATGCCTCCACCGGCCCGTAAATCTCGGATGGGGACAAGACGCTCGGAGCGGCGGCCTGCTGGGCGTTGGCTACTCCGATTGACAAATTGATAAACAGTATTGCGGATAACAGAAAGAACCTTGGTTTGCTTTTCAACCGACTTCTCCTGGCTTAGGGGATAGGACTAGAACGGCGAGCACACTGCTCAGCTCGTTCTTTAGCGGCTCACCTCTTGGTAAGTCATACCCTAAAGTATACCCCCCAAGGCCAAAAAGTTGAAGTTTTAAAGCCTTTTCACGAATGGCCAATAGCCACGCGGCCCTTATTTTGCGCCAAGTTCTTTTGTGAAAAAGAATTTATTTGACTGGGCAGGCTCCGGTTGCGCATTCATCCAGCAAAAGCTCACCGCCGACGGATAAGTCCTGAAGGGGCACCGTGAAGTCAATGGACGAGGCCATTTTCTCATAAGTCTCACGCGAGCACTCCTCGTACGGAGGAAGCGGAAAGTTGTGATCGCTGTGGAGCAGGAAGGATACGGATTTGACGCCTTGTCCATAATTCTCCGACAACCATTCCTTGATTTCGGTCAACTCCTCCTTGCGGTAGTAGACGGTAACGGATACTGCATTGTCCGCCCATGTCGTTTGCATCTTCTTGACCCATTCCAGCTGCTGTATGGCAGTCATCTCGGACGCCAAGATGGCTCCCTCCGGGGATTGGCACGGAAAATCGACGACGTAGCGAGTGTGGTCCTCCCTGCCGTCGAGGCCGATATCCCACTGAACCTTGTAGCCGCGTTTGCGACACGCCTCCACGAGCGGATCGGCGGCGCCGAACCTGACTCGCCTGACGTAGTAGCGGGCATACGCCGGGTGAACGCCAGGAGTGACCCCAGGGAGCAGGGAGAGCGTTCCGGAGGGCTGGACGGTGGTGAGCCTTACCGAGACAGGGAAACCATTCTCCTTCGAGAACTTTTCATCAAAAGCCCTGAGGTGCTCGTATGCCGGGGAAAGCCACGAAAGTTGCTCCTCGGTGGCCTGGAGTATTCCCGTCACGTTTTGACCGAGTCTTGCGTTCTTTTTTACGACTTCCGAAGTTTTCTCGTATGGGTACGAAAGCCTGGTCACCTGTTTCTGCACCTTGTAGAGGAGCTCGGAAATCTCCTTGAATTGCTCAAGCGACTCGATGTTCGGGAGGAATATCGTCGCAAGGTTGCAAGACTCGCCGTCGGCGAGAGCTATCTCGGCGCACGGATTGAAACCCTCCACGGTCGGATCAGGTCGCTTTTCACCGAGCCTTCCGTAGGTGCGAGCCAGCTTGCGATTAACGAGTCCGTACGGCTCCCCCGAGCCGTCGTACCCCTTCCACAGTTCGGGGAGAATCTCGTCGAACGAATCGGCATAAATGCTGTTGTTGGAATTCGCCCTCCAGGCTGGGATAGAGCCCGAGGACCAATTCTTGGCCCTGAGGAACAAAACGTCGTCGGGATCACCTATCGCTATTTGCGCCGACCTGCGAGACGAACCAGAAACGACTATGCGTCCGATGATGTTGCAAATGTCGAGAACGTCGATTGAACGCAACTTCTTGCCTTCGCGATTTTGCATTACCTTGCAGATGTCCTCTATTCCGTCGATGAGAGCTTGCGGACCGGATGCGGTTCCGCCGAAGGTCTTGAGTGGCGCACCGAATTGGCGAATCAAAATGGTCGAATAGGTAAAGGACCTACCAGTGTCGAAGTAGGACTTGAGAACGCTGTGGAGCAGTCGCCTCCATCCGTTCCTGCTGTCGGGAACGATTATGTCGGCGTCGTTGGTTCGTTCGTGGACGATCGATACACCGGGCTTGATCTTGGGGAGATCGTGAATCTTGGATCTCTCGACCGAGAATCCGACTCCGCCACCGAGCATGAGGTAATCAAAAAGCATCTCGAAGTCCTCTATCTTCTCGATGTTCGTGAAGTAACAGTTGTTGAGGGATGTTCCGCTGAATTTTCTCACCAGCGGAGTGCCGAGTTGCCACAAAGCTCGTCCCGCCGGGAGGCATCGGAGATTGAACATATGATCGAAAAGCCTCTCGGCCTCATCGTCGGAAAGTTTCGCTCCTATCTCGAGGGCTCCGTTCACCGTTCGCGCACAAGTCTCCACCCAGGTTTCGTTGCGCGAATCGTCCGCGATCCTCCTGCTGTAAGTGCGAAGATAAACGACCTCGCCGAGACCGCCGAAACCCCATGGTGCTCTTTTGTCGGCGTAGGAAAGCAAAAAATTCGGAGACAATGACACTTGATATTCCCCCTGTTTACATGGTGGCTTGGATTGAAGAGTTTACGATGATACCGCGTTCGGGTGCAAGGCCTTTGTCAATCTTTCAGAATTCCGATCTCTTTCGCCCTGTCGATCGTCACGTACGAACCCTTCTTCGCTATACGCACGGTAATTTTAGTAAACGGCGTTATTTGCCTGTCCTCGAATACGTCCTCTTCTACGAGTATTTTTTGTGATTCCTTCAGGCTCTCCATTTTTGTGCTTGCGTCGGCGAAGGCTATTCGGTGGTTTTCGGATTTTTCGGGAGCGCAATCCCCCGTTGGGTGTCCGCACACCGGACACGGGGATCTGTCGGCCTTCAACAACCGAACTCCGTCCTGAAGTATTTCGTAGTGATCGCGCGTTCTGAAAAATTCCGGGTCCCTGAACACGTCCGACATGATCAAATTTTACGTCGTTCGGTCACCAGTGAAGGGACACTCCCCTTCTTTCGTTCCAGGCCCTTTGGTGAAGGCTGCAACATTCCCCCGAGTTGTACATACTGAGGACCGTGGCGCATTCGTCCCACATACAAACCCTCCTGCCGTCGGCGGTAATTTTTCCGACCAGAGAGGCGTCCGATTTGAGCTTCTCTATTTTTCTTTTTCGGCGAACTTCTTTCGCCCTGATTCTGCCGTTGTCCCTGGTTCTTTGCGTAACCGTTTGATTTTTTCTTTTTCGCTTGTTCCTTGCTTCTCTTGTGATTCTCTTTTTTTCGTTCAGTTCGGATATGCGCAGCATGGCAACAAGATACAGGTGTCGCCGGAACAAACCTCGTTCGTGCGATAATTTTTTCGTGCGAATCTTCCATTGGGTCGCTCTCCGTTATTGGTCGTTTTTGGAGAGGATGTACGACCGAAGGATCGCACGCTTGAACAAAAAAACCGACGCATAGCGCCTAGTCCGGGTTTTTCGTATCCAGTGGGCCGAGCGGGAATTGAACCCGCGACCGTCACCTTATAAGAGTGCTGCTCTCACCACTGAGCTACCGGCCCCTCGTGCACAGCGTGCACCGCCGGCTTCATATCAAATCGTCGGCGTCGGGAAAGAGCTCGGCGACCGATTCACGAAGTTTGTCGTAATAGACGACTCCCTCTTCGGTAATTTCGTAAAGATCTTGCCCTTGCTTGTTCACTCCGACTATTCTGACGTAACCGAGAACCAACATCTTCTCGAGTTCGTCTCGAAGTTGTTTCGTCAACTCGTCCGGATTTTGGGGCCAAATATTCATTGCCGAAACCCACTCGTGGGCCGTGAGGGAATCGAACCCCCGACCGAGGCATTATGAGTGCCCTGCTCTAACCGCTGAGCTAACGGCCCGTTGTTTTTTTCGGCCCACTCCATTTCTTTTCTTCCAATGAAATCGAGCAAGTCCGAGAAAGGCCTGAGTTCGCGAGAGTCGACGACGTAAAACGCATAGTGTTTCTTCTTGAGGTTGTCGTATCTCGTCTCGATCCTCCACGAGCTCCTGGTGGAGCAAGGGACGACGACGCAATTCATGTTCTCCTTGCAGACCATCACATAGGCGATCGGCTTTTGGGCCTTGCCCTCCCAGCTCTCGACCGTGTCGACTATCTGCGTAGGGTAGGGAAACTTTCCCAGATCCCAAGTGAAATATCTTCCCTGGCCCTTCACTTCGAGGGTGCCGGCCCTGGTCACGACGTCTTTCTCGTGGGCGGTGAACCTCTTTATTTCTTCCGCACTCTTCGCCAATTCCAAAGGTGGGCAGTACACCCAAAAACCTCTTTCGGCGATCAACGATGCGACGTACTTGTTTCGCTCGTGGCCCTCCCTGAAGGCCGCCACATAATCAAAACCGCCGAAGTTGCGCATTCCGTCAGGTTAGCGAATATTGACAGCAAAGTCAACGGCGATTAGTCTACGACCGTGGAAAAATTCATCGTGTCCGTCAACAGATTGCACGAAGACGAAGTCTCCTCCCTCTACGAAACGAAAAAATTGATTAGCATTCTCCTTGAGTCACGGGGATTTTTCCTGTGCTCTTCGGTAACGGAGGTGAGCGATGTACAAACCGATGACGATGGCGGCCTCGATAGACGTCGCCGTCATAAGGAACGCGATACCGACGGATCTAACCGACAACGTCGCAACCCCCAACGGAAACAAAAAACCGTCCCCTAGCGCGCTTCTTCCGAAGCTGAACGAATTCCTGTTGGATTACGTCGAAAAGTACGGAAAACCGATCGCCTTCGCCAGGGAAAAAAACGGCGCACTGATACAGGACATCTACCCGATGCGGGAGGACGAGAAAATACAAATATCCTCCTCTTCGTCCGTCGTGTTGCAAATGCACACCGAAACCGCCTTCCACAAGTACAAACCGGATTGGGTGGTTCTTGCGTGCGTAAAGGGCGACAAAAAGGCAGAAACGCTGTACGCGACACTCGACGAGATACTGCGTAATCTGGACGAGAAAACCATTTGGGATCTTCGTCAGCCCGAGTTCTTGACGACGATAGATCCCAGTTTTCTCCGGTCGGGGGAGAAGGATAGGGAAATAGTCGTCAGGCCGATATCGGGGTTCGGAGCCAACAAGTGGAACTTGATTTACGACGCCGACCTCATGAAGGGAATGACCGACCAGGCTTCTTCCGCGCTCAAAAAACTCGGCATCGCAATAGCCAAATCCACCAGGAGCGTGGTCCTGAATACCGGCGACGTTCTGGTCATCAACAACAGAGTCGCCATTCACGGAAGGCGGCCGTTCAAAGCCCGCTACGACGGAACGGATCGTTGGTTGAAGAGAGTTTTGGTGCGAGAGACCATGCCGCCGCGTTCGGCGATGAAGGGCTTCGTGGTCGTCAGCGAGGCGTGAGCAAGTACTCGTATTTCTTTCTTTCCCGATATTCCTTGCTTTTTTGTTTTTGGCAAATCCTGCACCTTCGCACCCGAGAGTTTTTCTCGATGTACGTCTTGAACGAACCGTCGACGTACTCGTGTCCGTTCTTGCAGGATGAACGGTCGCGCGGATGGGGGCGTTTCGGATCGTGCCTGCCTCTCTTCGTCTCCCTGTTGACCAAACACGTCAAGCAGCAGTTGTAAACGCCATCGCCTACCACGACTCTCTTGGTGTTCTCGTTCGTGCGAACGTGACCGTTTCTGCAACGACTCATCCTTCGCTCCCGAACGTCTCGCAATGGAGAAGATATTCCTCGGCCTGGGCCACGAGGAAGTCCTCGTAAAGTGCGAGGACCTCCTCTCTTTCATCCCGCCCGAGTCCGTCGAGATTCACCTTCGGAGGAGTCATCCAATCCTCGTCCACGTACCGCAACGCGAGCTCTGGAACCCGTAGTCCCCGGAAAGAATCTGCACGATGACCTCGCTGCCGTCGGCGTTGTCGTTGTCCAAAATGTCGCTCAATTCTCCGCCGAATCCCGAGAGACGAGCCCAGTAGCAACTTCCGGCGGTGGTGGTCTTGTAAATTCCCGGCTGAACGTCGCCGCCCACCCTCCAAAACCCGTTACCGAAAGACGAAGTGGGATTGGGCGAATACGGAGACCAGGTGCCGCAACGAGACGACTTGAAACCTGCGTCGCCGGATTTGATCTCGACGATGGCCCTTCCGTTCACGTTCTCGTTGGCGATAATGTCGCTCAACGAACCGGAGAAACCGCTCATTCGCTCCCAGTAGCAACTACCCGAAGTGGAGCTCTGATAGAGACCGGGAGCGACGTCCACCCCGACCCTGAAGGTTCCGTTACCGAAGGTCGTGCGCTGACCCTGAGGTTGCGTCGTCGTGGTGGTTCGAACGGTCGTGGTGGTCGAACTCACTACGGTCGTGGTCGTTGTGGTTCCGATCCATCCGATGGTCACGGCAGGCGTCGTGGCGAATCCGCCGATTCCCAGCGAATTACCGGCGGCCACCCTGAACTCGTAGGTCACCCCACCGACCAAGTTGGAAACGCTCGCCGAAAGGTTGTTGATCGGAAGATCCGCGATCCTTCGCCAACTCGGCTGAGCCGAGGAACGAATCTCCACGGCGAAATAAGTCGCAACCGGATTTCCCCACGTCACGGGATTTCCCCACGTGAGCGAAAAGGTGGATGCGTCGAAAAGAATAGAGCGCACGTCGCCAGGTGCGGCCTTGGTGCGCACCCAAGTCAACTTGCCCTTCCTGCGAACGCACTTGAGCCCGCGGGAATTGTCGACTTGACCGACCTTCGTGCACCTTTTCGGCGCCGAGGCATCGGCGGCCGAGGGAAGGACGGCGAGAAGGGAGAGTGCGAGCGCCGATGCGACGATCCGATTTCTCATTTCGACGACGCTTTCGTTTCCTTGCCCGACAAAGCCTCGTACTCCGACTTGTAGAGCGCATTGAATTCGTCCTTGTGGGAATGGGCGAGAACGACGAGCGCCCTGCGACGAGCCTCGGCTCTCATCCTGTTCTTCGCCCGCTGTTCGGCGATGCGCTTCGCCTTCTCCGCCTCGGGAAGGGGTTTGCGTCCGCGCTTGTTGGCGCCCGCGGCGACGATCTTTTCATAAGCCGTTTTTTTCATGTTCTACCTTTCGTGAGTAACTACTACGAAAAGCAAACTAACCAATCCCGAGACAAAAAACAACCCCGATTCAAAAAGCTTGCTTTTCCAGATATTTCCGGTTAGGTTGTTCAACCGTGAGCGTTTCCGAGAACAGGTTGCCGACGGCGACCGAAGAGCACAAGTGCGACGAGTGCGGACGGCCGATCAAGCTGTTCGCCGACGACATGTACAAGGGCGAGCACTCCTACAAGCAGGTCGTCGGAGGAGTATGCCTCGACTTCTCGGGCGGATACGAGGAATTCAACGACCTCTGCGGCCAATTCGCATCGGGGGAGAACTTCATCGACGGGTACGTGGCGCTTTGCCACGATTGCACCGTCCTGCTCTATAGCGCCATCCCGAACGCCGTAAAGAAGTTCGGTTTCGGGCTCCATACGCCCGACGACGAAAATTCGGACAAACCTTGCTGCCGATGGTCTTGGACCCTGAAGAAGATCGACGGAGAACTGAGGCTGTTCGTACCCGACGATACGGCCGAGCATTGGATCCCGGCCCCCGATGAGAAGCCCGAAAACTGACCCCGCTACGAGCGCCAGGATGCGCCTGGTGCGTACGAGGGGTACTACCCCCGAGAAAGCCTTCAGGAGCGTTCTGAGGGCCTCTGGGACGCGTTATAGGTCGAATTGGAGGCAACTGCCCGGCACCCCCGATTTCGTCCTCCCTGAGCATCGTACGGCGGTATTCGTGCACGGCTGCTTCTGGCACGCCTGCTCCAAGTGCAAGTCCGTCCCCAAGCGCAATCGGGCCTTCTGGAAGGCCAAGCTGGAGGCGAACCGTCGGCGGGACGCCCGCAAACTGAGGGCTCTCCAACGGGCCGGCTGGAGGACCCTCGTTCTTTGGGAGCACGATTCCGAAAAACGGATGAACGAGCGCCTTATGTCATTCCTTGGTTCCCGATCCCGACGGAGGGTCGGCAGACGACTCGGATAAATCCGAACGACGGAAAGAAGGCGTAGGTATATAAGATGAGGGCTATGAACGAAGAGAAACGAGAGTACTGGCTGATGTGCTATCCGGACCAGGTGGACGACGCACCCGAGAAAGGACTCGGACCTCGCCATTTCTACGCCGAGGCCGGCGATTCCGGTCCCATCTATTCGCTCTCGCTGATGCCGAACTCCAAGAGCGCCGCCGGTCTGCTCAAGTTCGTCGGAGGTCGCAGGTTCGACGGAACGAGAACCATATTCGCCGAGAACGGAAAGAGATACGAGGTTCCCGAGTACGAGCAGTTCGATCGCGCGACTTGCGTGAGAGTCGACGCCGACGCACTCGTCGAATCCGGTCTCGCCGAGATCGTCGAGGAGAACGATCCATTCGGTGCGATCAAACTCGTCGCCAAATCACCGGACTTGCCCGCCTCCTGCCTGATCGAGTTCGTCGAGCACAAACTCTCCGATCCGACCGTTCCGTCGTTCGACGCTCCGCCCGGGGCGTGACCCGGACGCACCGGCGATCCCCGATCGGATAAATCCGGCGACGAATAGGTCGTCTTCGATTTTTGAGCGGATCGGATAAATCAGAATCGCTTCGGCCGCTCCAACACCGACGTGTGAGCGCCCACACCGAACGCCTGTTCGCAAAAAGTTCGAACGCCTGTTCGCCCCCACGGGTGGCGCTCATCACGCTCGTCGCACCTCGTCGCACGACGCTCGTCGTGTCGCACCTCGTCGTCACACCACCCTCGTCGTGTCGCCTCGTCACGCTCGTCGTGTCGCATCACGCTCGCCTCGTCACGCTCTTCGTGTCGTCGTCGCACGCTTCGCAACACACACTCGTCTCACCTCGTCTCATCACACACACTCGTCACACTCGTCTCACTTCGTCTCGTCACACCACACTCGTCACACCACACACCACACTCGTCACACACCTCGTCGTCGTGTCGTGTAGCACCCTCGTCGTGTCGCACTCGTGTTGTGTCGCACCCTCGTCGTGTCGTCGTCGTGTCGCACCACGCTCGTCGTGTCGTGCGTCGTCGTGTCGCACACACGCTTCGCACCTCGTCGCACACGCCTCGTCGCACCACGCTCGTCGTCGTGTCTCGTGTCGTCACCGTGTCGTGTCGCACCACACGCCTCGTCGTGCCTCGCACCACACGCCACACCCCCCCTCGTGTCGTCGTGTCCCCTCGTGTCGTCGTGCCGTCGTGCCTCGCAACTCGCCACGGGAGAGGTGCGTCGTCGCATAGGCGTCGTACACGACACCCCCCCGATACACGACACCCTCGTACACCACCCTCGTCGTACACCACCCTCGTCGTACACGCCACCTCGTACGCCACTCTCGTAGCACACCACCCTCGTCGTCGTGTCGCACACACCACTCGTCGTACACCCCTCGCACACCCCCCTTCGTACACCCTCGCCACACACCCTCGTCGTCGCCACTTCGTCGTCGCCTCGCAACTCGCCACGGAGGCGCCACGGAGAGGCTCGCCACTCGTGTAGCACCACCACCTCGTCGTCGTGTCGTCGCAGGTGACGCCCCTCGTGACCCGACACGATCGACACACACCACACACCTAGTCGCCTCGCACCTAGCGTCGTACCACGCTCGTCGTGTCGCACCCTCGTAGCGTCACGCTCGTCGTCGTGTCGTGCGTCGTCGTGTGCCTCGTGTCGTGAGCGTCGCACAACGCTCGTCGTGAGCCTCGTGCCGTGTGCGTGTCTCGTCGTCGCTCGTGAGCGTCGTGCCTCGTCGTCGTACCTCGTAGCACCTCGTGCTACGCCGTGTCGTGCCTCGCCTCGTGTCGTGCCTCGTCGTGAGCGTGTCCCCTCGTCGAACTCGCCACGGCGACACGGCGTGTCGTCGCTCGTTCGTGTCCGTACACGACGAAGGCTCGCCACCGTCGGAGGGCGACGGTAGCGAGCCTCGTTGCCGTGCTAGGCGTTCAGCCCCCACACTCGCAACCAAGTGTCGGCTAGCACCTGAGCCTGCGTCTCGTTCAGGCAGGGAATCGTGACGATGTGACTGTCCGAACTGTCGCCAGTCGGACTGCTCAACCACACCTCAACGGTGTCCCCGTTCGTGACGATGGTGCGAGGCGTACCCCTCATCGCCACCTTGTCTCGTGTCTGCGTGTTCACTTTCTTTCTCCTTGTCTCGTGTTGGGCTTGTTCCCAACGAACACAACCTTAGGGCAAGTTCTGCCCCAAGTCAAGTCCTGCGTGTGACGATTGCGTGACTTTCTCGCAGGCTCGGCGAACGCTCGTTCGGTCGCCCCACCCCCC